CTCACACCAGAACTTACAAATAATCCAGATGGGTTATTGCTACCTGATGGAACTGGATTAGCTTGGTATCGTTTGCAATCTTGAACTGTTAAACTACTATTAAATTTTGTTACTATTGTGTACGATGAATTTACAGATACTGTATAAACATTATTTGAAGAATCAGTAACTATTCTGTAATTACTTTCACCAAGGGCATAAGTCCAAGATCCTAAATTAGTTGGATTTGTGGAAGCCAACAAAGTTCCAGCAGAAGATATTTTTATAAGTCTTGATGAATTGGCAACCATGCCCATCACATAAATATTATTTGATGAGTCTGCCGTAACTGCATTAGCAAGACTATTTGAAGCTGCTGGAATTGTTGTTGCATAAATAGCAAGCCATCCGCTAATATTACTTTTGCCATAGAAATTAGCAAGACTAATCTGCCCCGATGCAACACCCGCCAGTGTACGGAATGCTGTGCTGTTAATAGACGCTAAAGCAGTGGCAGACACGCCCAACTCAAGATTGATTGATTGGCCAACCGTTGAGCCGCCGAAGCTGAGTGGGCCAGATGAGTTTAGTGCCATTATTTAGCCTCCAAAGCCTCAACACGTTTAGTCAACTCGACCAATGCGGCAAATGCCAGTGCGCCAAGCTTCTCATAGTCAACAGCCAGCGATCCGTCTTCACGGGTACGCACAGCGATTGGGAACACTTTTTGTACATCTTGGGCAACCACACCGAAGTCAGCCTTCTGTACAAAGTAGCCATCAGCACCGCCTTTGGATTCAATGTAGTCGTCTTTCCAATCAAACAACTTACCACCGATAGCGTTCACTGTAGCCAAAGCATCAGGAATGTCCCGCACGTTCTCTTTGAACTTAATGTCAGAAGAATAGTACGCAGTCACGTTGTTGGTTGCACGAATTTCACCGGCAGTACCAGACGCCGCTGTACCAACGCCAACAGAGTTAAACTGTGAGTCTTGCGATGTGCTTGTAAACGTGGCAGCAGAACCAGAGGTATTCTGATTAAATGTAGGCCATGTAAATGTGCCTGTGCTGAAATTACCTGATTGTGGCGTTCCAAGAATCGGAGTGGTAAAGGATGGGCTTGTTGCCAATGCCACAACAGTACCGCTTCCCGATGTGGTGTAGCTTGTTCCCCATGCAGAGCCAGTTGAGTTGGCAATACCCGCACCGGGGTAAGCTTGCGGTGTAACAACAGTTGAAGACAACTTTACGTAGTCTGTGCCGTTGTAGTACAAATAAGCACTCTCGCCTACAGCAATTGATATGGCAGGCGTTTGACCCGCACGAATAAAAGAAACCGTACTGCCTGTAGCCGCATTCACCACTACATAAGTTTTACTGTAACTTGGGGCTGTAATTATTTTTGGTGTTGTCAACGTCCCTGTAACTTTAACAATGGCAAACTGAGCCGTAACCGTACCCGCGCCAGTTAATGTTGACACAATGTTAGAAGCTGACGCATCGCCGGTTGTATTGGCCAGAGTTACCGCGCCATCGTTTGTCAGCGTTAGAGTAGCTGCAATAGCAATGTTGGTGTATTCAGTAATACCGTTGTTAACCGTATTACCCCATGAACCAGAAAGCTCACCTTGTACTGGTAAAGCTAATCCTAGTTGTCCCGTTGCGCCTGTAGTCATTTAAAACTCCTGTCTATGCGTAGAACTTAACTACGTTGTGATATTTTGCCAGTTTGCGTCTTCTGTGTCATCAATTAAACTCCAGTAAGACAGCCCAATCGTTCCCAATTCACCCATTGCTTGCGAACCAGTGATCGCCACTAGCCTTGCACCAATAGAAATTGTACCTACGTTACCTGTTGCCGAAACACCAGAAATAGCCATTGATTTAACTGGTACTTCATCCCCAATAAGGCCCGAAGCACTAACGCCAGTCAAGGCAACAGTGCGCCCTCCCATTGAGACAGTACCAACAGATCCTGTGGCCAAAACGCTGGTTATTTGGAAATTAAACTCCAATGTCCCAGCTGCGCCAGCAGCCTCTACGCCAGTTAGTGCAACAGTCCTTATTGGCGTAACTGTACCAACTTCACCAGCAGCACTTAAACCGTTAATGTTTGTGCCGTAAGTAAACCCAACCGTATCAACTGCACCTGTTGCTGATACACCAGATAGCGCAACTGATTGAGTTGGCACAACAGTACCAACCGAGCCCGTAGCAATTACGCCATCCTCGGTTTCAGCTGCGCTAGGAGTAACAGAACCAACTTGGCCAGAAGCCTCAACCCCAGTTACAGCAATAGACCGAGCTTCAACTGTAACCGTTCCAACAGCACCAGCTGCCTCAACACCCGTTAAAGCAATCTGTCTTTCTGCAACAGCTACAGACCCAACATTTCCATTAGCAGATACGCCAGTAATGGCTACCGGATAAATAACTTCTGCCGTTACTGTACCAACAGCACCAGACGCAGCAACGCCAGAGAGCTCAGACTGCTGACCTCCCCAGCTATTATCACCCCACGCCCCTGCGCCCCATGCGGTTGTCATTTACTGCCCTCCTAGACAGGAGGATCAGGTTGTAGCCAAACGGATCAGCGCAGTAGATGTGGTGTTAGCAGGCATAGTAAGAGTAAACGTACCAGCGGTCACAGTCTGTGAACCAAAGGTATGCACACTCACCGCTTTATTGCTTTGTGTTGAGTTATAGATCAAAACGGCATCAAAAGCTGTAGTCAGGGTTACGTTGGTGTACGTAATACTGGCTGAAGGCGTAACAAATGCAACACCCGCTGTTGTAGAGGTATTAGTAGCCGTTGGGGGTGTACCAAATGTTACCGCTACGCCGCCAGCCGTGTAGTTTGTACCTGTAACTTCGTTAGTAGATGAGTATGCGGTTGTAGACGCATTCACTGTAGCAGAAGCTAAATACAGAGCTCCTTTGAAACTATCTGTTGCACCTGTTGCTCTAACTGGTGCAGTCCCAAAGTTATGGGTTGCGGTCATCAACTCGCCCATAAAGCTTGTTGTCATTGCTTGAGTATTTGCCATGATTGGCTCCTTAGTTAAAAGATGCGGCTTCTACCGCAGAACTTACGTTTTTCTTAAGTGCTACGTGCACCGAACGATGCACCAGCTCTCCTGCCAACCAATACTCCACCCAAGTGGTTGATTCGTTGTCATTATCCAATGAACCTTCGCGCTTTTCAAGCAAGGAATCGTCCATTTCGCCTTTGGTTGTATTAACAATCAATTTGAGCTCCTAATAAGTGCTGCCGATGCTGTGTTAGCAGGCATTGTGATGGTGAAAGTTGTTGTCGATGTCTTGTCAGAACCAAAGTCCAGCACGGCCACAGACTTGTTTCCTTGAGTTACGTTATAAATCAAAGCACATCTGGCTGTTAATGCTGCAGTCCAAGATATATTAGGGAAACCAACATATGCAGTAAACCCTGACGAATTAACAGTAACAGGTGTCAATATAGATCCACCAGCTGTGTAACCAGTTGCCACTACTTCATTGGTTGAAGAGTAAACAGTGGTGGCTTCGTTTAAATCAGCGCTGGCCGTATACAAAGCGATCTTGATAACGTCAGTCGTAAGATCGTGAATGCCCTGATACAGCTGGGCCTTGAAGCTGGTCGTTTGTGTTTGAACAATACTCATGAAGCTGCCACCCTGACTTGACCATCACGATAAGCATCGCCGCGCTGTTTACCATCACCCAAGTTCTTGAGAAGAGCAATAGCTTGAACGTAACGCTGTTGAGCAAGAGCAACCATGTCGGCCTCGCCCTTCATGTAGGTATACGCTTCGCATATCGTTCCATACAGCAATACAGAATCAAAGTTATCACCAAGCCACGTTGTGCCGGCAGTAACAATAGATTCTGGGTAATAGAAGTAATGCAGCTCTGCACGGTAATTGTAGTTTGGTGTTGGGCCTACAATAAAAGTCAGCTCTCTAACATCAGATGATGTAGGGCCGAAGATGGCATAGTGCCTTGGCTCAGATGTTGCCGAAGCGTTTGGATAGGCTTCACGAATAAAGTTAACGTCTTTGTTTAACAAATATAAGTAATCGCCTTGGAAAACAATTGCCCCAGATACAGCGCCAGAGTTGGCAGTATTCAAAGTAATTGTCGTACCAGACACAGCTCGAACCAAAGCACCAGTCGCAATTCCAACACCAGACACCGCTTGGCCAGCTGTTATTCCAGTAGCACTTGCAACAACTATTGTGTTTTGCCCAGATGTTCCTGTGGCCGTTGTTGTGTTGTATGGATATACCGCCAAACTGTAGGTAGACAAAAAGTCATCTGGACACGACAAATACTTATTACCTGTCGTCAATATACCCGTCACATTCTTTCGTAAGTTAGCAACTTGCACCGTGTTATAGATGCGCTGCTCCGCCTGCTTTATGAACACATTCATATTAGCAGTTGGAAAAGAATTCTCGCAATAATCGCTTACTTGCGTGACAAGGTCGGCATAGTTCATGCCATTGGGCCTCTTGACATTAAGCCTTTAGTAGCTGCACCAGTGCCGCGCATCTTAATGCCGGACGTCTTAGGTGTGCCGCCAGAGGATTTGTTGATGTTGCCAACAGTCATTTCCACAGTATCCGCACGGCTCAAGTTTTTACCAGAGCCAGGATTTTCTTTAGGAGCAACCTTCTCGCCCTTCATTGTGTGCGGAGGAGCATAGATTTTGGCATCACCAACTTCTTTACCCATCATCATTTTGCTGTATTTAGCCATATTAGCCTCGCTTTTGTGCTGCAATTTTAGCCAAACCACGGCCCATTTTCTTCATGTCAGCATTGGTTTTGCCAACATTGCCATGTATGGGCCCAGTCTGAATTTTAGCCTTGGGGCCACTGTTGCCCAAATTCTTGCCTTCGGTCTTGCCTTTTTTGGCGATGCCGTCTGCTGATCGTGTGTATGCCATGTTTAGCTCCTATGAAACTGTTATCGTAACTGTACCAACTTCTGCCGTTCCAACCAAGTAGTTTGGCGTTAAATATGCGTCATATTCACTAGAACCACCAACTGGATACCAACCCCACTGAATGTCCCGAGAGCCACCAGTTAAATTACCACTTGCATTCAAACCCGCCGTCACATATGTTGTGTCTGGCCGTGGCTGATACAAAGCCTGCGGATCGTTAACAGGATACATACCCAGCTGCAACTGCGGCTGATCTGGATCCCAGCAAGCTTCACACACCTTAAGCTGATAAAGCTTGGTCTTGATGACCTCAACCTTTAACTGCTTTAACTTGTAACGCTGCCCACACCGATCACATTCGGCAATAGCATATTTACCGGATGCAAACGGCGTTGTCATTAAGTACCACCACCAATAAACGCTATACGAGGCGCCAACCTCAATGTAGCCTTTTCGCGGTCTTCCTGTGCCGCTAGCTTATATTGTTCGTCATAGACCGATTTAAGCATATCCAGACGGCCCTGTAACTCAGGCACCTTCATGGCAATGTAGTAAGCCAATCCCGCAGCTACAGCTGGCAAGAAACGAAAATTCATATCAGACGTTTGAACACCAGCGCCCGTATCTTGAATTCGGCGCATTCTGTAATACACAAACTGGTAAGTCTGTGAGTTATCAGGTGTAGGCCACACTGTGATGGCAGGCAGCTGGGGCACGTAAACAGGCTCTGCAACACTTTGAGCAGCTGCTGTCGTATTGTTCTGGCCACGGAACACACCACCTAGCGTATTACCACTGATATATGTGTAGTAAATGTCTTCTGTACCAAGGCGAATAAACCCAGACCCAGCTAGTCCAACCACCGAACTAAGCGTGATTGATGTGTCGGTTGACGTAATAGCTGTGCTAAGAACGGCTTGAGTAGGATTGGTTTCTCCAGATAGGCGCTGAATCCACACTTGAATTGGCCGCCCCTGAACCAGCTTGTTAGGGATCGTTGCATATGTGGAAACACTAATACGGGTAATACTTAGGTCAGCTTGCGTAGACGAGTTATTAGCTTGCGTTCTAATCACATGATCCAGCAAGTCAATGGTATCTGTAGGCAGCGCATATGTGGCCAGTCCCGGAGTCAGGGTGATAGTTCCAGTTTCAATCGTCCACATATTAATGCCGCGATTAGCCCACTCAATCGTCATCAGGTTAAGAGAACGGCGGGCTGTGCGTAGGTCATAACCTGTACGCATCTCCCGGCCAGCTCTCTCCCACGCCTCTTCAGCGAGCTCAGTGAACTCAAGATTAAAGGCTGTGGTTCCTGTTGTTGTCATTTGCTATATCCCAAAGACCGGAGAAGTTGAGTAAGTTTCTGTGAATCCATAAGAGATCCAACACCTTGACCGCTAAGTGCTCTTTTAAGCAGATCTACACGCTCATACTCAGCCTCATCTTGTCGCGGATTGTATTGGCCAACGTTGTTTACGTCTGGCTCGTTATAGCCATTAGTTGGTATATCAGCTGGATTAAAAGTAATTTGCGGCGCGACATTTTCCATTGGGTTGTAGCCAATCTGAGCGCCTATCCCAGCGCCCATCTGACCGCCAGTTAGCACTTTGTCATAACCTTCACCATTCCACACATATTGGAATTCAGAAGGCGTAACACCAGTTGTGGCATTGTGCATGGCCCATTGTTGTTGTGTGTAACCAGAAACAGGCTGACCATCGTAGCCAATCTCAGTCATAGTGCCATCGGCTTCTTGACGATAAGAAGTGCGCGGGCCCACTTGCTGAGTTTGCGATGTACCTGTATTCCTTGGCCCAGCGTAATCCTGTGGATAAATTTCCGGCATAACAGCGCGATCAGGCGTTGGTGGCGCATACGTTTCTTCAGTAGGGCCAACACGAAAATTGTATTGTCTATCTGGAGTAGGTGGAATAGGGTTTGTTTCTGGAGGCGGAGGTGGGGTTGGTCTTGTCATCTCTGGACGCATATACTGCATTTCTCGCATCAAATTTGCAAGTTCATTGCGTCTTGTTTGCTCTGGATCTGACAATTGAGGGAAGCTCAAAGATTGATTGCTGCGGCCATCGTCCCCTGAAGAAGAGCTAGTTTCACCGCCATCAGCATAACGCCTCATAGCAGAACGCAAACCCATAGGAGCTTGAACCATTTGGCGAGATGTAGGAGCTGGTGCAGCACCCGGCATATCTTTGGCCATCAGTTTGTTATATAAATTAGGCATTATTTCCTCGCAGTTTTAGCGGAGTTAGTAAAATCTTGAGCCGTAGGCGCACCTTTGCTGCCAACCTTACGCATTTTTTCGCCAGATCCAGCTGCAATACGTTTACGTTTTGCATGGATGTTATCGTAAAGGCCAACAGCCCCACCTTTGGCGTATTCAGTAAAATCAGTGTCATCACGCCGTGCTTTACGGACGCCTTTTGGCATCTTTGAAGCACGGATGGCGCCCATCCCACGGCTGCCCATCATGATTACACCATCTTGCCACGAGTGTGGCCTTTAACCGCGCAACCATCACCGCGAGATGAAGCAGAACCACCGCTAGCCATTTTCTTAACAGGCTTCATGCCGTCAGGCTTTCCCGTGTCGGTAAATGACATATATTTTTTAGTCAATCCACCTTTGGCGTATGGGCTGGGCATAGCTTCGTTATAAGCTGCATCAGCTTTCTTGGCCGCTTTTTTATCTTTCATCATCTGACGAGCTTCGCGTTCAGCTGGGCTGCGCTCTTCGTCATTCATCTCTGCTACTGTCTTAGGGTTAACAAACCCACGGCCAGCACCAGCTTCGCTTTTACCCATCAATCTATCAAGCATACCCATGGTGTTCTCCTTAGCAGCTGCCGCCGCCAGCCATTTTTACTTGAGTGCCACGGGTTTTACCACGCTGGGCAATACCATTGGCAGAAGAACGGAATGTGCCGCCCTTAGCCAGCTTGGTCATAGGCTGGCCTTTATGCAAACGGCCTTCGTGTTTGTTCACGGCCTTCTGCATCATGGCTTTGTCTTGTTTCATGTCCATTGCCATGTCTTCTTTCATGTCGCTTTTCATATCGCCACCTTTTGCAAATTTAAGACCTTTATCGGCCTTGTTAAAATCTTTCCCCACGGACTGTGGGACTCCTGCTTTCTTAGCAAACGATGGCGAATGTGCTATCGCGGCCATGAAATTATGTTGTTTCTTACTTACGCTTGGCATTATCGGCTACCTCTGTAAATAAATCCACCATTACGATACCCAGACCCTGGCACCAATGACTCAAGGCCTTTAAAACCTGTTGTTGGCATCCCAATGGTAGGCGAAACACCAAGATCTAATGGTAAAAATTCCATATCAATTTGATCTGCGGCACTATTTAATTCTTGCGGGCCAACAAATTTAGCAAAATTAGGAGTTATTGTTCCATACAAAGATTCTCTTAATTCATCATTGCTATTAACTTTTTGACCAAATGGATCTAAGTTTCCACCAGCCGGATTTACAAAAGCATTTTGCTCTGGATCCCAATAAGATCCTACTGGTTCATAAGGAATTCTGGGTGTTACACGCACAAAGTCACCCAACTCGCCGGGCAATAAATCACCAATAACATCGCGTATTGTTTCTTTGTAATAGTCTTTTTCAGCTTTAGAGCCTTCCTGAAGGCTTTTAACTTCATCGCCATAGCCCAAAAGATCCGCCAATGAACTTACGGCTTTTCCAACTACATAGCCTTGTGGATTTATTGCAAATGGCAGCAATTCTTTTATTTCTGTCGGCAAATATTTAGAGGCTTTATCTATGCCAAAAGACTTTGCACCACTAGCCATTAATGACTCTATTCCGGCCATGTTTACTTATCTTCCTTGACGAATAAGCTGGTCAATCTTTTCTTCAAGCTTGTTAAAGCGTTGGTCAATGTGACTCGAAATGCGGTCAATTTCTGCTTGAGTAACGTTATCACGGGCAACCTCCTCACGGGTTTTGTTGAGCAAAATGGTAATGCGGGCCAGCTCTCTGAACTTCTCATTCATCATGTACCCCAACAGCGATATTAACAATGTTAATATGGCCGACCATACGATATTAAAATCTAACATTTCCACTTTCTCAATGACTTATTGATGCGTGAGTCTGGATCTTTTGCCGTCTTTTCGCTTGTTAATTTCTTCTTCATCCCTTCCATCCTCGCACAGAAAGAGTCCTTGCGGGAGCCGCCTTCTGGCTGGGGAGGTTTCAAATTCATGCCTTGCTTTTTGGCGGAGGCGCGACCCTTGGCATTCAAGCCACCATTGGGGTTCTTCCCTTCTTTCCTCTGCCATGCTGGACTCTTAGCCATTGGCTACTTTCAATTTAGACTTACGAACCATCTCTAACAATGGAATAACAACTTCTTCTCTAAAGTTGTTTTCAAACGTATCTGTTCCAACGTGCGGTAAACTAATGTCCACATCAATGTAAATCTTGTATCCGTGCTCGCGAGCTCTGTCGCAGAACAAATAATCTTCGCCTACATACTTTCCGTCTTTTAACGCAAAGTCAAACAGCGCGGTGATCTGTTCACCCTTGAATTCATACGTCCAGTCCTCATGGGCCTTGGCCATATCTTCTAAAACATGACGCTGGATCAACATAAATCCAGTTCCTACGCGCTCTACACGCATGAGAGAGCCATCAAACTCTAAGTCTTGGTTCTCATCAAAATACAGATCAGCAAAGAAATAACGGTCTTTAGCTCTACGGGGGTAGGCGCCAGCCGTGATGTCTTTGCCGGAGCTCTGGGCCATCAGGCGAAGAACGTCATCTGCCGTAGCAATTACATCGGAATCAATAAACAGCAGCTCTGTGCAATCTGACTTAAGGAACTCATGCACTAATTGGTTTCTAGCCATAGTGATGATTGAGCACCCAGAAACATCGCCCATATTGATGGCAATACCATGCTGTACAGCCTTTGGCATTAACGCCGCAATGTTGTACGCAAGTTTGATATTGATCTTGCCATCATAGGCTGGGATAGCTATAAATAACTTACGCCCAGACAGAACCGCTTGTTTTGCTTCAGCCATAGTAAATTTGCGTTGAGTCAATGTTAGTCATCAATGCGTAAATGCCTTGAGTAGCTAATACTCCTTCACCCGGAATAATGGGTGCATTACTAAAGGTATCAGTACTGTCTATTTCGTAAGTCATCAACCAACGACCACCGCCACTTACATACGAAGCCGCAGTAGAGGTGATAGTGCCAGTGTTAATGTCTGTTAACGTGAATGTGCTTGACGAAGCAACAGTAATAACATAGTTGCCGTCTGTTGCTGACTGACTTGTATTGCTGTCAAAGTGAATACCAACAACATTGCCCGTAGACAGGCCGTGAGCAGTTTTTGTTACCGTTACAGTTGTACCAGAACGAGCGTAGGTAACGCTAGAAGTCACTGGAACAGAAGCTGTATCAAACAACACTACAGTGCCATCCGTGCCAGTACCAAAAAACGAAATGCCTTTTACGCGATTTCGTCCAAGAACAAAAAAACCACTCTGGTTTAAATGCCCTTGTTTTACGTCATATTGCATCATAATCAATCTCCTTTAAAAACGGGGCCGAAGCCCCTTGGGTTGATTAGGAGTTAGCAAATGGTGTAGCAACAGTACCAGTGCCAAGGACTGTGCCTGTAACCATGTACTTGTTAGCCGCAATAGCAAAAATCTGCACCCACGAACCAGCAACACCGCCAGTGGTAGAGCCGTTTAAGTTAATAAAATCGTTAGCGGCGGCGGCTGTAAAGCCAACAACTGCGTCAGATGTATCTGTATCAACAGAAATCAAAGTACCAACAAATTTGTCAGTGCCGTTAGTACCAATCTTCAAAGAGCTAGTAGCAATCGTTGTAGGAACCCAGATAGTGTAAACAACGCCTTCGTTGTTAGCTGTGCTTGGGTCTTGACCGGGGCCAGATGTAATAGAGTTAGCTGATGTGTTAATGGCTGGCAATGTCAATGTTAGTGCAGCAGCCAATGTGCCACCAACAGAAATAATGCGACCACCATGAGCTTCGGGGCTTAATGTAGTGCTTGCTGTAATCTCAACGACAGCCGCTGGGCCTTGTTGATAAATGCCGCCCAATGAACGAACTGGGCCTTGAAACGTGGTACGTGCCATGATATGTGTCCTTACATACAAGTTAAGTGCATCAGTCTGTATGTCGTCAGCCGGGACTGTCTAATGCACCGGATAAGCCCGGAATAGTTTGCAATATACACGAAAAGAAAAAGAGGCACAAGGCCTCTTTTTCATTTTCATTAGGCTCCGGGTGAACCGAAAATACCTAAAGGATCAGACACGCCGAAGCTGTAACGCTCACGGGCTTTGTAACGAACGTTACCTGTGTCAAAGTCGCCATCCATGCTGTTAGACAAGGGTGAACGAATGAAGTGCTTCAGGCCGTTAGGTACGTCTGTAGTCAAGAACCAAGCATTGGTGTCAGTCAAATAGTGGTTAACGCAGTAACCTTCAGAGATTGAACCATTGTTCTTCAATGCATTGATATCATTGTCGGCTGTAGAAACGCGGAGTTCGGTTTCGAGCAAACGTGTAGCAACGAATTGCAGTGCTGGTGGAATGACCAATTTCTTGGGCTTAGCAGCGATCAACAAGCCGCGCTCGTCTGTCCAAGCAGCGATCTGAATAACAGCGTTTTCCAACGATGTTTCATTCAAGTCAGCCGCAGTGGAAGGAGTGTTGCTGTTAGTGCCACCGGAAACCAAGGGGTGTGCTGTTGAGAACAGAACTTGACCGTCACCATAAGTGGGGCCACCGGCAAAGCCGTTGTTCAAAACAAAAGCGGCCTTAACCTGCTTGGTGTAAGCCATACCACGGGCCAAAGCCTTGGTATAACGTGAAGACAAAGAGTCATACAAGTTATCTTCCACAGCTTCCTCTGTGATGGAGAAGCCCATCGCAATGGTTTCGTGGGTGTAACGTGCAGTCCATGCTTCTTGTGCATTGTCATAAGCGATGGCTGAACCCTCGTTTTTGACTGGTGCTTGACCGAAGCCAGACAACTTTGTCTCTTCTTCAAAGCTACGCTCAGATGTCTCTGTTTCGTAGATCTCTTTGTGCTCTTCGCCATATTTAGCGTACTCAAGACCGAACAATGCGTTCAAGCCGGGGAGCAATTCTTTGAGCAGTTGTGCGCGTGAAATAGCCATGATTTAGCTCCTTAGATGCCAACGGCGTTAGTGAAAGCGGAAGCGCCGGGATTGAACTTCACAAACACTTCTGTGTATGTGTCGGTCAATGGAGAAGCGAAACCAATGATCTTGAACGCAGCGGCAGTAGTAACTACTGTGCTCTCCAAGGCGCTGGTAGAGTTACCTGTACGGGTAGAACCTGTAGAAGTAGACTGTGCAGCGGCAAAGAAAGTGTTTGCGCCAAGAGCGGCCTGAGTAACTTGACCATCCAATTGAGCTTGGAATGTCACGTTAGGATCAGTGATAACGTATGCAGTTACCACGCCGGTTGTGCCGGAGGGGTAGTACTGACCGTAAATCTGCTGACCTTGTGCGTTGATGTAGGATGCACCAACAAACACGCCCCAAGCACCAATACTAGAGCCACCAAGGTTGTTGGTAGTCAAGTCTGCGCCAGTAGCGGTAGACAAAGCGATATAACCGTCTGCATCAATAAGAACTACTTGACCATAAAACAAGTTGGTTCCAGCGCCGCTAGATGGGTTAATCAAGTACTGACTCGTAGCACCGGCATAGGGCATGCCGTCGTTACGATTAATGGGTCGTAGCCCATAGGGAGAATTGGTAGTTGACATTTAAGTCTCCAAAAAAATTTAAGTACCTTTTCCGAAAACTGATCCCTTAGTCACTGTTGTGCGTTTATCGCTAAACAATGGCATACGAGCGTCATTTTCGCGCATGAAGCTGTTGTCTACTGATTGCATCTGCGATTCAGCCATATTACGGTAGTACGCAGAGCGTTGATCAATAAACTCAGCAGGTGTTTTACAAAGGATAAGTCCACCGACTTCAATCGCATCTTTAAACCGAGAATTTGGATCGGCAAATGTGTGCGCTTCAGGGTGATCAGAAGCCTTTACGGGCTCCCATCCTTCACGAAGTTTTGCGGAAATATTTCTAGCGTCACCCACACCACCCATGCTGGTGCGAATCCATCTCATAGCGTAGCCGGGCTCCTCATGTACTTCGGGGAGAAGTTGAGGCGGAGTCCACTTTGCAACAGGTCTGCTCTCTTTTTCACGAGTTTCAAGTTCACGCTTTAATCGATTTTGTTCAGCCATTTTTATTTCCTCATTTCTTCTGCGACCTTACGGGCGTACAGTTCCAAGGGAACTCCCAACCGTTTAGCCAGTTGTACCTGCGTTGCATTCAGCACGATTTTTCTAGGTGCAGTGCTGCGCGTTGCTGGTGCAACAACATTTGCTTTTGGCGAGCGCTGAGATGTTTGTGCATCAGCGGATTCCTCAGAGGCAAACCTCTCTGGGAATACTTGGCGGATCCTGCCATTGAGTCTACGGTAATACTCGTCTGACTTAGGATCAACACCATCCTCTACGACCAGTTTCTCATGCAACGCAAGCGCATAACCGGTCATTTCACGGTCTTTCCCAAACCAGCTATTCCGGGCTTGCCAGTCAGCTGCTCTAGGGTCAACCGCGTTTGCTTGCGCGATTTGTTGAGTTTGTACATCAGATTTATTATCTTGTAAAGGGGCAGGCTTAAAATTATTTACTCGCTCAGCTTTGATCTTGGCAGAGGTTAGTTTGTCCTGCGCTGCAACCAAAGCATCTGAGTCCCCAGCCTCGTAAGCACTCTTGTAGTCTCGTTTAGCCTCTTCTACCTCTGCTGAAACAGTCCGTTTGGCCTGCTCCAATAGAGCTTCTTGGCTAGTACTGAGCGTACCTTTAAGCTTTCTGTTCTCTTCAACGATTGACTGCGCCAGACGCAAAGCTTCATCTTTTTCACGAAATGCCGCTTCTTTGGCTCGTCTCTCGTCGTGATACCCGCGACCTAATTTAGACAGTCGTTCCTTAAGCTTGACATCAGTGTATTTGTCAAGTTCTTCTTCGGTGACTTCTTCAGGTGGCGTATCCAGTGGTTCCCCACGGTTTCTGTCTGCTATTGGGGTATCGTCTACAACCTCAATGTCAAACTCGTCATTTTTAGACTTTAGAGAGGAATTAGCTTTTTTCTCAGCTTCTTCTATCTCATCAGGGAAATGAAATTCTGTTTTTTCAAATTCAGCCATGATTTCTCCTTATGGGCGTTGAATACCGCGAGGGTCTTGGACAACCGCTTGGATAGAGTCATCATTGATCAAACGCCACTCTGTACCGTGTATTTTCATACGGGTGCCAGTATTGGGGCGGGTGATAATGAAATCTCCAACTTTACATGCGGGCCCAGAGGGAAACCTCTTCTCATCTTTAAATGCATCTGGCCCTATTTTGGCTACGAATAACACGGGGGAAAGAAGCTCCTCGTGATACATGGCAGTAGCGGATTTAAGGATACCGGACTCACTAAATTCTTCTTCTGCTCTGGGAAGCATGCAAAGAATATGAAAAGTAGCAGGATCAGGAACCTGCTTAGCTTTCTCTTCAGCCGTCGCGGGAAGTACAGTGGCTGTGGCACCGTCTTGGCTTACGAGTATTTCACTCATCGTTTAGTCTTTCTATACGTTGTTTGAGGTCTTGAAGGTTGTAATTGGCATGGTCAAGACCTCTAATAACCCCTACCAATTC